AGTTCGGCAGAAACAGTGGCAGGTTCTAGTTTATTTCTAACAGTTGCTTCGGCTACTTGTTCGGCACAATATGCAGCCAATGTTTCTGTTGGCACGGGATCTATATGTGCTGAAGCTGTCGAAGGAGCTAATAGAGTGAGGCTTAAAGGGATGTCTGTAGTATCTGGTGGCACAGCAGGAGACGTTGAGTTTATAAACGGAACTCCCGAAAGTGGTACGACATTGTTTAAATCTAGAACAATAGGCACTGCAAATACGACTGTAGACAGAACAATTCCATCACAAGGTGTTTTGTTTGATAGCGGAGCTTCTGTTAAATATACTTTAGATACTGCCGATAACATTACGGTATTTTACGCATAGGTTATTAAATGGCTAGAACAAGAGACAAGCAGCCACCTAAAACTAAAAAATATTTCCGCTCTACCAAAAGTGGAGCGGGGATGACTAAAGCAGGTGTTGCTCGTTATCGTAGAGAAAATCCTGGCAGTAAACTTAAAACTGCTGTAACTGGTAAAGTTAAAAAAGGAAGTAAAGCAGCTAAAAGAAGAAAGTCTTTTTGTGCTAGAAGTGCAGGTCAAATGAAAAAGTTTCCTAAAGCAGCTAAAAACCCCAATAGTAGATTAAGACAAGCAAGAAGAAGGTGGAAGTGTTAATGAAAAAATTACCAAAACCAAGACCTAAAGAAAAAGATCTTACAAGTAATCAATTAAGAAACAAATATAGAATTATGATACAAAATAGACTAGATAGTATGGATGCAAAGAACCGACTACCTTACTTAACAAAAGAATTAAAAAGATTAGGGATATTTAAGATAGAAGAATGACATCAAAAGAATTATTAAAAATGTTAGAAAAACACGAGAAAGTTTGTAATTCTCGTTTTGATGGTATCAATAACAAACTAAACAAATTAGATACTCGATTGTGGGGTATTTATGGTGTTATCATAGGTGTTGCAGTTTTAGAGAAGTTTTTCTAATGGCAATGGGTAGAGCCCAAATGAGTAAACAGGTGACGAAGTCACCAGGAAAGAGAAAGTGGAGTGCTAAAAGAAAGAGGAAAATCGATTGTACCAGACCTCGTGGATTTTCTGAAAAAGCACATTGTGCCTCTAAAAAAAGGAGAGGTAATAAAAGGAGAACCAGTTAAAAGATGTCATCAATGCAAGAAAACATATTTTATGTGTGATTGTTGGAGACTAGAAAAAAGGAGATTTTAATGCCAAAAGACGCTTGTTATCATAAAGTTAAAGCTAGATATAAAGTTTTTCCCTCTGCATATGCGAGTGGAGCTATAGCTAAATGTAGAAAAGTTGGGGCCGCAAACTATGGCACTGGTGGGAAGAAAAAGAAAAAAGCAGAAGGTGGTCTCATGGCAGCTATAAAAAAGGTTGACAGAGAACAATCAATGAAAGCTAAAGAAGGTAAAGTTGTTAGAATGACTAAACGAAAATCTAAGAATCCTAACATTGCTAGAGGATGTGGTGTTATAATGTCTAATAGAAGAAAGAAAACAAAGTTCGCATAATGGCTGTTCGTAAGACAAAAAAAGGATTAGCACTTAAAAGGTGGTTCAAAGAAGACTGGAAGGATGTCAAAACGGGCAAACCTTGTGGTCGCAAAAAAGGAGAAAAGCGTGGTACTCCTTATTGCAGACCAAGTAAAAGAGTTAGTTCTAAAACACCCAAAACAACTTCAGAGATGACAGCAACAGAAAAAAGAAGTAGAATAAGACAAAAGAATCGTTTAGGTCAACCGGCAGGTAAGCCTAAAAGAGTTAAAGCATTGAGAAGGAAGAAGAAATAATGGCAACTTCAAGTTCTAGAAATTTTGATTTAGATGTAGGAGAACTCATAGAAGAAGCATATGAGAGATGTGGGTTAGAATTAAGAACAGGTTATGATGCTAAAACAGCTAGACGTTCTTTAAATCTTATGTTTGCTGATTGGGCAAATAGAGGATTAAATCTATGGACAGTAACACAAGAGACAAAATCAGTTACATCTGGCACGGCTACTTATAGTTTATCTAGTGAATTTGTTGATTTATTAGAAGTCGTGTTAAGAAATAGTAGCAATGTAGATTTTACCTTAACTCAAATGAGTCGTGGTGAATTTTTAAGAATACCAAACAAAGCGAGTACGGGACAACCAAGTCAATACTTTTTTGATAGACAAACAACACCGACAATAACACTTTGGTCTACACCAGATGCTTCTTATACATTGGTTTATTACTACGTTAGAAGAATACAAGATGCAGATGCTTTGGTAAATACAACAGATGCACCATTTAGATTCTTGCCGTGTATGGCAGCAGGACTTGCTTATTACATATCTGTAAAGAAAGCACCCGATAGGATACAAATATTAAAAACTTTATATGAGGAGGAGTTTCAAAGAGCGATGTCTGAAGATGCAAACAGTACACCACTTAAATTAACTCCTAATATCAGTTACTTGAGGTATTAAATGGCTAGATATGCAAGTGGTAAAAGGGCATGGGGGTATTCAGATAGGTCTGGCTTTCGTTATCGTCTTCGTGACATGATTAAAGAATGGAATGGT